GGATGGTACGCCTGTTTTTGTGGTACTCGCCTGTTTGTCGTGGGCGTCTGTTCTTGGAGGGCATGGGGTTTTGCTGCCGCGCTTCGCTTGGCCTAGCGCCCTCGCTGCGCTCGGTTGCTATCGGCGCGCATCATCGAATCTCACTGTGCGTCAGGCTACTCGGTTTGTGTTTGGTATGTCTGTCGTATGTGTGTCAAGGGCGAGTGTCTCAGGGCGTAGTTCCCCCGGGCTCCAGACCCGACCGTTGATTAAGCACGGTTCACACTTGCCACGCAATGGATCTGTTTGCATGGGCTGACACGCCCTTCTGATGGGCTAACTGATGATGATGAGTCACCGAGGATTTGCACCTACATCAGGTCACGCGGCCTGAACGCACCAATGTAATTGGCTTACTTTAGTTGTATTGCTGCATTACTAATCGACCGATGTATTCCGCTACTTGTGGTACTACTGCGTTTCCGAGGGCCCTAAGTCTGTCCACCCGGTTGGGAATCCCATCAGCCACTCGACCCACGTTGGGTTCATGTAACCAATGCTGTGAGGTTCCGCTAATGCAATTGCTTGGCTCAATCGACTTGAATACTTCATGCCTTTGGCTAGGCGTCGAACGTGCGCTTCGTTGCGTGTTGCCGTGTTTTCGCCGTGACTCGTTGGGGTAGGCCACAATGATGAGTCTTTTGCGTAGATGTGGTGCTCCCATTCCGGCTGCTGATACAACACGCCATTCCGCGTCATACCCGAATTCGGCAAGCTCTGCAATGACTTGGGTTCCTCCCATAGTGAGGTGTCCTGGTACATTTTCCAAGATTGCATAAGCAGGTTGTATTGAGCCAATGGCTTGCAACACGTATGGCCACAAATGTCTTGGGTCTTGTGTTCCTTTGCGTTTGCCTGCAAGGCTGAATGGTTGGCATGGGTAGCCGCCGCAGATGACGTCTGGCTTGGGGATTTTTTGCCAGTTGATTTCTTTGATGTTGCCATAGTTCGGTACCTCGGGCCAATGTTTTTTTAGGACTTTGCAACAGTATGGGTCTATTTCTGATTGCCAAATGACTTTCATGCCGGCACGTTCTAGGCCTAGGTCTAAGCCGCCTATGCCTGAGAACAGTGATCCGACTGTTATTTCCATGCGTCAATCACTTTTGATGCGTCAGCCTTGCTCAACTCGTCGTAAAGTTTGATTTCGCGGCCGATGATGGCGGCGATGCCATCGAGCGTTGGTTTGCCTGCTGCGAAGCCTTTGCCTCGTGCCAGGGCTCGAATCATGCCAATCTGTTTATCGGAGGCTTTGCCTTTAGGGTTCTTGAATTGCACCACGTTGGTGGTCTGCTGCTTGTCGGTGAACGGATCAGGCACCGGGTCGCCGTTGTCATAGGTGGCCGGTACTTCGGTCACGGTCGGCACTTCCTGTTGGCGTGCAAGCACTTCCTGTTTGCTCGCCATCTTGTGCTCAATGCCGAAACCCATCATGCCCAGAGCGCGGCCGAGGGCTGATGTGCTGGCGTTCATTTGTTCGCTGTCGCGTGTGTATGGCGTGGTGCCTGGGAATGGCTCCCAGCAGTATGCGATGACTGGTTTTGGGTCGTCTTTGTCGCGCCATACGGTGCAGCAAATCTCGATGTAGAGCTTGGTGTTGACCTCACGGAATGTGGGCTGTGATTCTTGGATGCGTAGATCTGGGTATTTGTCAAGCGCCATGCGTAGGCGTGTTGGTACGTCAACGTAGTTGTCAAGGTTGAAGCTCATTTGTTTGTGTCCTCCAGTAGTTGCATTAGTTCAAACCATTCTTTGACCGGCATGACTGCCATCCATTCGCCTACGTCAGTAAGCCCAGGGCGCTTGGCGATGATGACGCCTGTGTAAGCGTTGGCGTTGACAACCTGTGTGCGTAGCTGTTCGAAGTAGCCGTGCCACGAGTGTGCTTTGCGGTCTTTGACCTCGATGACGACGCCTGGCCACCCAGTCACGTCGCCTTTGTCGGCGTGTGTGCCTGCTTGGATACGGTCGGCCATGATGCCGTGTGCGCGCAGCCATTTGACGACTGCAAGTTCGGCTGCGTGGCCTTTGCGTTTCTGTGGGCTGGTCATTGGGCCCAGTCGATTGCCATGTCGCCAACGATGTGTTTTGGTGCATCGCGCAACGTGTCGTGCGCGTCAATCATGTGCAGGCAATTCAGGTAGCCGATGGCGTCGACCAGCGAATCCTCGTGCAGTTTTTCTGCGTCAAGTGATTTCATCAGCCGGGCCATTTTGACGCACACCATGAACAGCGCAGCTTCCTGCACGGTGAGGTTGTGCTTGTAATTGGTGAGCGTTGCAAACAGTCGGCGAACCATCGTGTAATCGTTCCACGGATGGCCATACTGGCGCATTCGTTCGCCGTCTTTGGTAAGTTGCCACGCGCGGTAGGCCGCGTCGCCCGGGTCAATGTTGCTGCTTGTCATCGTCTTCCTCGTGAGTGAATGCAAGATACAACAGGCATGTCATCATGAATCCACCGAAAACAACGTAAACGATCAGTTCAGCCATCGATGCGCTCATACGTTGTCCAGTTATCCCAGCCGTAATGCGTTGCGATGTGCCAAGCCGCGTGCATGTTGGTCAACGGATCCAGCAAATCGGTGCAGCTGTCAATGATGCCCTGGGTTTGCAGGTAGCCGCCAGGCCAGTATTTGACCGGCGTACACCAATAGTTGTTGATTTGCATGAGGCCCCATGACTGGCCGTTGTCGCCTATGGCATTGGGCAGGCAGGCCGACTCGAGCTCGGCGACCTGTAGCGCTATGCGCAGGTCGTCAAGTACGAAACCGCCTCTGACGGCCGTATCGGCCCATTCCTGGCAGCCTGGGCCCTGATACTGCACCTGGGTGGTAACGGCGCTGTAATCGCTTCCTGACGCGTCTGGCAGGGTGCCAGGCTCAACCGGGGAGTAGGCGGTTGAGCCCGGCACCAGGCCCCAAGTGTCCACTTCGGGGTCACTTGTGGCCATCAAGCCGATGGAAAGGGTCAGGCTTGCTGCCCCAGCGATAATTGCCAGCGGATTCATGACACGCTCGGATGGTCGGGATCGACGCGCGGCTGGTGAGTGAGTTTCGATGGCTCGCTCCAGTCGTCGTCGGCGTTAAATCGGTAGCGCAACTGCGCTTTGATCACCTGGCCGGTGTCGTCGCTAAACACTACGAGGTGAAACTGCTGCGCTGTTTCCGAGCACAATCCAGTCAGCACCTGATAGGTAATCAGGTTTGGTGTGGTCATTTGTAGGCCCCTCCAGAAGCCTGTTTTTACCTTAGCGCGGTTTGCGGCGTTTGTGGGGGATTTGCAATCTGACGACTTTTCGCACCATTCGGTTCGGTATAAACAGCACGTTGTCAACGCCTTTGTCGTCGGTCACGGACTGGGCCAGTATCAGGTGCCGGGCGTTGCGTTTGCTCAGCAGGTATCCGATTGAAGACACCACGCAAGGCTCGTCGGTCAGGTCGCTCAGCTCGTGCCATTCGTCGTTGTCAATGGTGTGGGCGTCGTGCCACACGATCATGACCAGCGGATGCTCTAGTCGAGCCATACGACGTATTCCGCCGCCACGCGGCCTTTGTCCGGGTCAATGAAATGCAGGCGTTGGCTGGGGATGCCTGTGGCTGCCACGAACTCGCGTGCGTACTCGTTGTGCGACTCGGGGCTGCCGGTGACGAAGATGCGGCCGCCGTTGCTCATGGTCAGTGATAATGGGGTGTGCCAGTGGCCCATGTAACAATCTGTAAAATCTTCAATAACGCCGCCGGCCCAGGCGTTGACTTTGCGCAGGATGCCGAATGCCGGTGTGTTGCCACCAAAGCTTTTGATTTCGTCGCCGTGCACCAGCAAGCCGGTGTAGTTGCCCACGTGGAAGATTTGGTACCACTGGTCGCTTGACTGCCATTGGCCGGTCAGGTGGCCGACCTGTTGCCTGGCGATCTCGTAGGCCATGCGGTCGATGTTGTCACCGCGCGGCATTTCGCCGTAGCGACCTATGCGGCCGTGGTTGCCGTATTCGCAGACGACGTTGACCAGCTCAAAGTGTGATGCGAGCGTCGTGACGGTTTGGGCGATAATGCGCGATGTTTCAAACAGCTGCTGGTACAGCGTTGCGTCGATCTCGTAGGACTGGCCAGGGAAGATTTGGGCGCCTTCCACCATGTCGCCGCCGAGCAGCAGCACGCATTCGCGCACCGGGTGGTGCTTGCGCTGGATGTCGGTGATGTGCAGGGCTTTCTCAATGAAGCGGTCGATGCGTTGTGCGCATGTTTCGCTGCCGTAACTGACGGTGCGTTTGCCCAGCTGCCAGTCGGTGCAATGAATCAGCGCTACTTCGGGCTTGCCTTTGCGCGTGTCTTTTGTCGGCGGCTTGACTTTGACCGGCTTGACTGCCAATGCAGCCTCTTTGGCGGCACCGTAAACGGCCTCTACCAGCTCTGCGTTGCGCAGCTTTAGTTTCAGGCGTTCGGCGTGTGATTTGCGTAGAGCGTCGCGCAGCGCCTCAATGCTGCCAAGCTCGTTGGCTTCGTCAGACAGTGCCATGTTTGGCCCGGTAACGGTAAATGGTGTCAACCTTCGTGTGGTAGCCGTATTTGGCGAGCAGGCCTTTGATTGCTGGTGCGCTGAACGATGCCGAGTCCATGACTACTTCGAGCCATTCGTCAGCGTTCGCTTGGGCCGCTATCCATTCCTCCAGGCGTCGCACTTCGTTTGTGCTTTTTGGCAATTGATCGCGTAAGCCCATCTGCATGATCCTCCAAGTGGTTGTCAATCTTGCGTTCTACCCTAGTGAGAATCTTGCGCACGTACTGGTGATCTTGGGCGTTCTCTCGCCTGGCGCGCTCGACCAGCCAGGCTGGCAGGCCGGCAGCCGTGATGATGGCGACCGCGCTAATCAGCGCTACGTAGATTTCCGTCGGCATGCAGGCTCACAAACTGCTGCACTTTCAAGGGTACTTTGTCGCCTGTGTAATACCTGACGTGCCACGGTTCGCTTTGTAATTCCCATGTGAATCCGTACCAGTCGCAGTTTGCGAGCATCCATTTGAGCCGGTCGCCGCTGGCGTCTGACACGTCAACGGCCAGCCCAAGGTTGTGCGTAGATCGACCCGGTGTGGCCAGCGGTGCTAGCCCAGGCTTGAGTCGCCACACTTGACCCTGCCAGCTGCGTACAGACGTCGTTTCAATCGGTGCCGTGGTGTATCGGGCCCTGAATGCGCGCTCTTGGCTTTCGAGCGTGCGGTAAGTGTCGCCAGAACTTGTCGGTTTGAACGGTCGTATGCCGTCAGCATGCGCGGCTTTGCGCATTGCCTCCCACGCTTGCGCTGCCAACGGATGCAATACGCCGTAAGGCCGTATCGGTTTGAGCAAGTACGGCGGCAGTTTGCCGGGTGTTACGCCTCGCAGGTCAGCCGGTAGCACGACCGGCTTGATCGGCAGTTTGGTCACTTGCGGCCGTACCGCGTGTCTTTAGTGTTTGCCCAAGCGTAGATCAGCGGCAGCACGGCTGCGAGCCCGGCTTTTAGTGCGCTGGTTGCGTCGTAGTCGGTGGTGATAAGCACGGCGACGCTTCCAGCGACGAAGCTTTTCAGCCAGTCTTCGAGGATGTATTGCCATTTCACGTCAGCCCACCAGTGCGGCGATTTCATTGTCGGTTAGGCCGAGCGATTTTAATTTGGCGCGTGCCGATACTTTTGCGGCAGCAACAGCCTCAATGGCGGCAATTTTAGCCGCAGTATCCGCGTGTCCATTTTGAATAATCACAATTTCATCGGGCGTCGCATTTCGGATTTCATCATCAATTTGCACTTTGTAAGTCATGTATTGTCCTAACTGTTGGCCAGACCGTAGACGCGGATTGTTCCACCAGTAATTGTTCCTGCTGCTGGAATGACGGTGAAATCGGTGTGTTGCGTGGTGCTGATTTCTTGTCCGTTGTAGCTTCCTGCGGTGGTTCCGTCGTAATACATACCAGACCACAGGGCCGTTCTTTTTGCTAGTTGCGGTGAGTTAACCCAAATCGTTGCGTTCATGGCATCGGTGTTGACCCAGCCGGCGTATGTGAAAGATGTGGCATTGTTGTCACCGACGGCAGTGACGGCTGCAGTCGCATAGTTTGCACGGATCAGTGCGCCGTAGTAACCAGTCGTCGTCGATCCGAGTTGGATTTTTAACGATGTCAATGTGCTGCCAACTCCGCCGCTGATTGTGACCAAGTAGTTCTCGTATGTTGAGCTGAACGCTGCGGTGACTGCAACGGTCGACACGGCAGTTCCGATCGTCGTGGTTTTGACGAGAGTAAGCGCCGATGCGGACGCCGGGCCGACAGTCGCCCAAGCCGTTCCGTTGTAGTATTGCACGACGTCGGATGCTTCGATGTAGCACAGCTGTCCTTCGGCGAGCACTTTTTCGCCTGCGCCACCGAAAGCAGCATCGCGCGTAGTTGTGGTCGCAAATACTGGCACGCCGGTGCCTGCGCTCAAATTTTGATTAACCGCAGTCAAGACGTCGCCAGCCGTAAATAGCGGTACTGATGTTTGTGCGTTGGCACCCATGATTACCTCATCCTAATACGTTGTTGTCGTCGAGTACGCCGTACACCGGATCGTCAAGCGTGAACAGGTACACGATGGTTGTGGGGGCCGTGTAGAACGTCAGCGTGTGGCCTCGGGCCACGTCAATGACCGCGTAAATGCCCTCGACGCTGAGTTCCGAGCCGATTTGGCTGCCGAGCCCTGGTATTTCTTTGTTGATGGCGATGGTGTCGCCAATCTCAATTTCGGCCAGCAGGTCGCGTTGCACGTTCGACAGGGGCGCCATGCTGGCGGTGACGCTGGTGTACCTAGGCGACGGTTCTGCGTCAAGCAGGTACGCGGCCAGTGCGTCGATCTCGCCTTGAAGGTGCAGCAGGCTGTTGGTAATTGATACCGACTGCACGAAGTATTTGGCGATGCTGGCGGCGTCGGTGTCGGTGGCTTCATTGTTATTTAAGCCAGATACGTAGGCGCGGTTAATCACGTTGTCGGAATCAAACTCAATTTCAACGCCTTGGTATTTGGCGCCTGTGCCGTCATCGTTAAAGCTGATGACCGGCGCGCTAAGCGTGGCGCCAATCCTGTTTTGGAATGTGAACGTGCCGTCTTTGGCAATAAACACTCGACCCTGTTCGGCCTGGTTGATCTGCTGAATGTACGCCAACGTATTTGTGCCCTGGGGCACCGTGTATGAAGCATCGTGGCCAAGATTGACCGTGCCAGTGGCAATGCTGGTTGCGCCAGGGTAATCAACTTCAGGCAACGCAAGCAGGCTTGTGATGCGTTGGCCGCTGGTTTCGGCGTTGACGTTCCATTCGTCAAGCTGTGTTTGTGCCAGATTGTAGAAATTGTCAGCGCATTGCACGCTGACCGTGTTGGGGCCTGCGAGCGCGAAATCGTAGTTGTAGCCGGTAACGACGCCTGTGAACAGGTATTCGCCTTCTCGTGACAGGCGTACCGCGCGCATCGGCGCCAAACCGGGCTGCTGGTTGGCCGGGTCGTAATAGGGGCTCGTTGAGTCGTATGGGCCGAGAATGCCAGTCTCGTCGAGCATCGTAAATTGCATGATGCCTGCACCGAATTGGTAGTCGGTTTTGCGTCGGCCTCGCGAATAAGTAATCAGCGTGACGAATTGGGTTATGTCGGCGTAGTTGGTGTTTGGCCCGAGCGTATAGCTGGTGTTGTCAAGTACGCCTTTTGTGCTGTCGTCAAGCACAAAGCTGTTGACGTCAAAGCCGGTGTCCAGCTCGAGCAGGTAGTCACCTGATTGAACGACTGTTGAAGCCATTACGCGATCTGCAGTTGTAGTGGGCCGCTGCGCCGGTTGTAATCAGTCAGGGCATCAACAATCTTGTCTGCCAGTGTCGCTTCGGCGATTGCCGCGTTGACGACGACGGTGACGCCGCCTGTGTCGCTTAGGAGGGTCATTTCGTTGCCGATGCCGCCACCGATGCCACCGCCACCACCGCCAAAGAATCCTTCGTCAACCGGCAGGATGCCGACCATGCCGCGGCCCAAGCCACCACCACCGCCGCCAGCAGCTGCGCCACCGCCGCCACCGCCGCCTGTGGGCGCTGGGAGCACCGCAACCGGGGCTGGCACGCTTGGAATGCCGCCAAACGTGCGCTCAAGAAAGTCAGGGCCGCTGGTAGTGCCACCGGCTGCTGCTGACGCCGTGCCGCCGCCGCCGCCGATGCGCGGCAAGTCGAGCTTCGGCACGAAGGGAATGTTTACGCCTGGAAGCATGTTGATTGCTTTGATGATCAGGTTGATCATGTTGTTGAAACTGTTGACGATGTTTTCAAACACGCCGATGATGAAATTGCCCATTGCGACAAATGCGTTTTTGACGCCGCCTGTGGCTGCGACCAGGGCACCAAAGCCGACGACCAACAAGGCGACGGCCGTGACCACCAGGCCGATGGGGTTGGCTGCCATTGCCAGGTTGAGTGCCAGTTGGCTGATGGTGATTACTTTGATTGCTGCATTGAGCGCCAGAATGCCACCGGCGAGCGCGCCTACCGCGATCATGACTTTGGCGATGGTTTCGCTGTTGTTTTGGGCGTATTGGGCGAACCGTTGCAGGTAGGGCAGCAGCTGGGCGATGATTGGCAGGAATGCTGCGCCGATGGCTTCTTTTGTTTCGCCGATGGTCAGTTGCAGGCGTTTCATTTGGCCTTCGGCGCTGTTGGCTGCGACGGTCGCGGCGCCGCCGACTGTGGCGTTGAGAGCCTGCATTACGGTGTCGAGTGATGCGCCGTCTTTGATTAGGCCGCGTACTGACGGCACCAAATTGCCCAGGGCTTTGGTATTGCCTGCGTATGCCTTTGCCACTGCGTCGGTCACTGATTGCAGGTCTGTGCCGGTGGCGGCCGAGATGTCGAGCGCCGTGTTGAGCAACTCTTGGCTGTACGTCAGGTCGCCGGTGGTTTGTACCAGCGTTGCAAGTGCCGGGCGTAGCTGATCGTCGGCGACGGCCGCGCTCATCATCGTCTTTTCGATGTATGCCTCGGCTGCGCGCACGTTGGCTTCACCAGCGAGCGTGTTTTTCTCAATGGCCTGGGCGAGCAGCTCTTGGGCTTTGGCGTCTTCCATCGCCGCTTTGGTGGCGTCGCCGATTACGACCGCCAGGCCGCCGATTGCGGCAGCTGCCGGCAGGGCAGCCTTTTGCAGCGCGAACTTGGCTTTCGCGCCTGCGCCTTCGAGATTCTTGAACTCGGCTACGGCTTTCTGTATGCCTTTGCCATCGAACTCGGAAATAATCGGGATTGTTACGGCCA